GCCAAACGAGCAAATCCAGTCGTCGAGATCGATCGCGAAAAAATGCGTATGCGTCTCGAGCTCTCAGATCGGGACTAACAGTTTCTCCAGGTCCGCGCCGGATGCGGCTCCGCGTGATAGCGGGAGCGGTCGCCTGGGATATGCGAGACAAGCCGTCGCGTGTAGCGATTCGGAGCAAGCTCGCGCACGAGAATTAAAATCCAACGTCACACCGAGAGGAAAATATATGTCAGTAGCAAAAATTAAAGAGCTCCGCGAGAAACGCGCAGCGATTCACGCGGAAGCAATGAAAATGGTCGACCTTCCGGCGATCACGAAAGAAGATCGCGCGAAGTTTGACCTCCAGATGGCCGAGATCGATACGATCAAAGGCGATATCGACCGTCTCGAACGAGCACTAGCACTCGACACCGAGCTCCGCGAGACGACAGCGCCTCCGCGGGACAAGGTCGCCGGCCAGGAACGCGGCGCCGCAATCACTCCGGAAATTCGCAAGGCGAAAGACGAAAAGTATCGCCGAGCGTATTCCGAGTATCTCCGCCTCGGTCCGCGTCAGACCGATTTCGAGCCAGGCATGTCCGAAGAATCCCGCGAGGCCTTGCGCGTCGGCCGAACGGAATATCGCGACATGGGTATCGGGACGAACACTCTCGGCGGCTACTTTGTTCCGCAGGGATTCGTCTACGACATCGAGTCGGCGATGAAATATTACGGCGACATGCTGAACCAGGCCGAAATGCTGGACACGGCGTCGGGCCAGCCGTTGCCCTACCCGACCGATAACGACACCTCGAACACGGGTGAGATCGTCGGCGAAGGCCAGCAAGTCTCGGACCAGGACGTCACCGTCGGACACATCAATTTCAATGCGTGGAAATTCTCGACGAAGCTTGTCAAGGTTTCTATCGAATTGATTCAAGATTCCGCGTTCGACATGGAAGGGTTTCTGAAAAACAAGTTTGCGATTCGTCTCGGTCGCATTCTGAATACAAAAATGACGGTCGGCGCCGGATCCACGGAGCCGAACGGAATCTTGACCGCGGCGATCGCAGCTTGCGGAGTCCCGGTTGCCGGCGGCGGCGCCTACGGAATTCCCGTGATCGCGCTCGGCTCCTCGACAAACACCGGCGGCGCGGAAACCGGCGGGACCTCGGTCGGATCGAAGGACCTGGTCAACTTGGAGCATTCGGTCGATCCAGTCTATCGGACCGGCGCGAAATATATGTTCCATGACACCTTGCTCCGCGGTCTGCAGGGAGAGCTCGACAAGTACGGCCGTCCGCTCTGGGTACCTGGCGTCTCAGTCAACGCGCCGGACAAACTCAACGGCTACGCGTACTCGATCAATAACGACCTGCCGCAGATGGGGCTCTCCGCAAACACCATCATTTTCGGCAACCTCAAAAAGTACATGATCCGTCGCGTGAAGGAACTCGGGATCCTACGTTTGACCGAGCGCTTCGCGGACTACGGACAGATCGCGTTTATCGGATTTGCCCGTTACGACGGAAACCTGCTCGACGCCGGGACGCATCCGGTTTGCTACTTGCAACAGGCCGCGGCCTAGTTCGGCGCGGAAGCTAACAGGGAACGAGGGCCGCGAGCGATCGCGGTCCTCGCAGTCCTCGGAGAGTCAAAATGCAAATGACAAAGATCCGGATCCGCTCGACTGGCCAGGTAACCGAAATGATTCCGAACGTCGCGCGCGCCATGATCGCCAGCGGCGCCGGCGAGCTCGTCGACAGCTCGGCCAAACCCGAGACCGCGAGCGCCGACACGTCGAATATCGAGACCGCGTCGCTCGATCGCAAGACACTAACGACCGATGCGCCAGCGCAAGAAAAGCAGAAACGAAAGCCATCTCCGCTAAAAATTTCCTAGTTAAAAACGAGGTTTCAGAATGGCAGCGATAACAATCGAGACGCCGCCGGCGGCGGAGCCTGTCTCGCTCCAATTAGCAAAGTCACACATGCGCGTCACGCTCAGTACGGACGACGATTTGATCGGGCTGTACATTCAAGCCGCGCGAGAGCTGTTTGAGAGCACGACGGCGCGCTCGCTCGTCAACAAAGGTTATCGCCAGTCGCTCGACGCGTTTCCGTACTTCTCGGACTCGATGTATTCGCAGGCCTCGATTCCGCCGGCGTGGTCCGCGCTCCCGCGCTATTCCACGTCGCTTTGGAATTACTCGCAGCTCATTAAATTGCTCGTCTCGCCGCTCGTCAAAGTGATTTCGATCGATTACATCGACTCGCAGACGAGCGAGCTCACCTCGCTCTATCCGGATCCGGAGCCGTGGTACGCCAAAACCGAATATGTGATCGGCGACCAGATCCTCGACGCGAATGGACATTTGCAAGAGGTGACGGCCGTCACCGAGGGAGATTTCGACGACACCAGCGAGTCCGGAGCGAACGAGCCGACCTGGGAGTCGACGCTCAACGCCTCGACCGCCGACGGCGATTTGACCTGGACGCTCGTCGAGCTCGAGCCCGAGCTCGGAGATTTTATCTACGACAAAGACTCCGAGCCTCCGCGCATCTTTCCGAACGCCGCGCAGAATTGGCCGAGCTGCTTATACGTCCCGAACGCGGTCCAGATTCATTACGTCGCGGGATACGGAAACGACGGAAGCGCGTCGCCGGCAACGGGACGCGTCGCGATCCTGCAGACGGTCGCGAACTGGTACGAAAATCGCGAGCCGGTCACCTCGCCGGAGCTCAAAAAGATTCCGCATCACCTCGAGGCCTTGTATTGGGAAAACAGAGTAATCGACTTGGCACCGACGCGCGGATAAACCGCAGCACAAATTTAAATCTCGGAGGAAAAAGAAAATGCCTTTCACAGCCTTAACACCTATTACACCGCTCGGGCCGTATCCGGCCACGGTCGGAGCGCTCGCACTCGCCGCGCTTTTCGTCGCGTGCGACGCGGTCAACGGCAACTCGTTTCCAGTAAGCGGACACGAGATTCTCGAGCTGCGCAACACCGACACGGCCGCGCACACCGTGACGATTAGCTCGGTACCGGACTCGCGCAATCGGCCGGACGACATTACCGCCTATTCGATTCCAGCCGGCGCCGATGCGATTTTCTCTTTCCTCGCCGGTCAAGAGGGATGGGAACAAACCGACGGAACGGTCCATTTTACGGCCAGCTCGGCGCTCGTTTTCGCGCGCGTCGTGATCGCCAAGCGCTAATCCAGGATCCGATCCGATGCCGTTAAATTCGAGAATTTACGCGGGGCAGCTCCGCCAGCAAATTAAGATCGTCGACCTCACCAACTCTCAGGACTCTTTCGGCGGAGTGGCGATCGACAGCGCGACGCCTTTCGCGACGGTATGGGCCAAGGTCGATCCGCTCTCCGGCCGCGAGCTCTACGCCGCACAGCAAAAAGTCTCGGAGGTAACGCATCGGATCACGATCCGATGGATGCCAGGCATTACCGCGAAGCAAAACGTATGGTTCGGCGATCGCCAGTTTCAGATCCAGGCGGTCGAAAACCCCGAGGAGCTCAACAAAATTCTTTACCTGCTTTGCGTCGAGCGCGATCGCTCGGCGCGAGAGCAAGGCGGAAGTGTCTAGATGCCGAGCCGCGACAGCGTCGAATTCAAACTCACCGGGGGCGCCGAGCTAATCAAAGCGCTCGAGCAGCTCCCTCCGCAAGTCGCGCGCAGCATGGTTAAGAAAAATCTCGGCCGAGCGGCTCGTCCCTGGTATGCGGAAATGAAGTCGAAAGTCCGCCAGGGCTGGCACGTTTGGAAAAGCACGATCGTTGGCAAAGCGCATTACGGCGGCCGCTCGAGGGAGTACGGCGCGCTCTCGCGCTTGATCGGGATCCGCGTGCGGCTGGATTCCGACGAGCTCGGCGGGACCGCGCAAGTCGGGCCAGTCAAAAAAGGTTTCTGGGCTCTCTGGCTGGAATTCGGCAAACGCGGCGGACGAAAATTTCCATTCATTCGGCCGGCGTTCGATTCAAAGAAGGACGAGGTCCTCAACTCGTACGCCGAGGGACTTCGGAGCGAGCTCAAGCAAAAAATGGGACTCAAGTAAATGCTAGAAGAGGGACTCAATCAACTCCTGGTCACCGCGACGACGATCCAGGCGATCGTCGGGACCGTGGCCACGCGCAAGGATACGCCGAAGCCGACGACCGGGATTTTTCCGGTCCAGATGCCGGAATCGACGCCGCTACCGGCGCTCGTCTATTCGCAGATCTCCGGCGAGGGAAATCCGTCGCTCGGCGGCGCGAACTGTTTGCACCAATGCCGGATCTCGTTTAGCTGTTACGGCTCCGTGTATGGCGACGCAAAGCGGCTGCAGCGCGCGGTCCGCCAGCTCCTCGAGGGATTCCATGGAACGCTCTCGGATGGGACGCCGGTCGATAACGCGGTCCTGGAGCTCGAGCTCGACGCATTCGAGGACGCGCCGTTTAGTTTTAACGCGCCGATCGATTTTCTGATCGTCTACGCGGACATCGGCTCTTAGCCCGACCTAGTTTCAAAAGCAAAACAACTCGATTTTCTGCCCGTGTGCGCGGACGACGCGCGCGAGGGCGAAAGATTTTCCGGATGGGAAATTTTTAAAAGGAGCAACAAGAAATGACATACACGGGCTCACGCGCATTTGCAGGACAGGGATCACAGCTACAGCTCGGAGCGGGTACGCCGGCCTCTCCGGGTGCATACACGACGGTCGCCGAGATCACCAAGATTCAGCGCTCGGGATCGAAAATGGATTTAGTAGATACTACGAATATGGATTCGATCGGAGCCTACAGGGAGAAACTCGCGACGCTGCTAGACGGCGGCGAGATCTCACTCGACGCGAATTATATTCCGCAGGATGTCACGCAGCAGAGTCTCCAGGCGCTTTTCGACAACCGGACGCTCGCGCCGTGGCAAATCGTTCTGCCGAATTCGCTCGGGACCTGGAACTTTAACGCGTACCTCGGCTCGCTCGACTTCGACCTCACGACGGACAAGGCCGCGACTTTGTCCTCGAAACTCACGATCACCGGAAAACCAGTCTTTACTCCGGGCGTCTAGTGAGTGGTAGGATGCCGGCGGCAGTAGGTTTTTAAATCCGAAAGGCGAGGTGACAAACCATGGCGGCCAAGAAAAAAGCGAAAAACAAAAAACCGGCCAAGACTGTCAGCAAACCGGCTCCGGCGCCGGCGACCGAACCGGAAGGCTAGTCCTCGGGCTGTAGAAACACAATTCTAAAAAAAGTGAGGATTGAAAAATGGCGGACACGGCAGTTGTGACGAACAAAATCCCGACATCGTCTCCGGACGCTTCGACGAAGCTCGGGGCAGCACTCAACACCGGCGGGAATATAGAAACGCATTCGGGCACCGGCGGCGCCGGCGTGATCGGCATCGTCGGCGGATCCGTTTTTATTACGGACTCGGGTGTGGCGGCCTTGACGCTTGCGCAACCCGTCGCGGGCGCACCATCGGCCGGCGGAAATGACGGACAGCGTCTTACCATCATTTGCACGACCGCGCAGGCTCACACGGTCACCACGGCAGCGAACGGCATCAAGGGCTCG